TGGTGTTGTAATATCCCACTTGTTCAAACTTACCACTGAGCCTCTTACAGATTCCAACTCAAATCGTACAGATGCATTCAATCTTCCGAGTCCTGAATCAGCAACTTCAGTAGCCCATGTGTATGTAGTCCCTGTTAAGCCAGTTTCAGTCTTCTTCAGTACATTTGTTTCACCGTACAATCTCAAAGTGTACGTGACTCCCGCTTCTGGTCCTATGTTAGCTTCATCCTGCCTGTTCAGCGTTACAGTTTGAATAGTCCTATCTCTATGCGCCCAGTCTATTACAAAAGGAGCAGATGCACCTATTGATACAGGCCAACGCAAGGTATTTATCTTTACATTTCCTGGAGGATAAGGACGCATCATTCTACCAACACAAGTGATAGTATTTGTGGTTGCGCTTGTTAATGGAAGTCTTCCTAAACTTGTTGATGGAAGAATACGAACTTCAACAGTCTCACTTACTGCCCTTTCAGTCCTATCTAATCCAAACATACTTTGATGAAAATGTATCTTAGCCCCTGCTAAATGTGAGATAGGGATAGTATCAAGAACACCCCTAGATACTGTCACAGTTCTATCTTCCAAATCCAGTGACAAAACAGCGACTAACTCATCTCCCAAAGCAGCATACGTACCAACTCTAACAAGATTAGGATCAATAGAACCTTCATTCAAAGGCAGTACCGATTCTACTTCTGCATTAACACCTGTGAATAAAGTCCCAGTAAATGGGAATGAATCTATATCTCTTTTATTCCATTCAGTAGCCCCTGAGTTTCTATCCCACATCTCATAGTTAAAAGCATCCGAACTTGGACGTGTGCAATAGCAGGTTACGTAAGTACTGGTATCATCCAATTCAGCAAGTACAGCAGCAGAATCACCTAAATATTCTCTGACGAACTGCCAATAGGTAATCTCAGCAAGTTTTATATTCAAAGCATCCACAGGAGCATTATATGGAGATACCCACAAAGTACAGCATTACTAAATCCATACACATCACGCACTACTTTCAACCTTACCTTATTGTCTCCTAAACCCTCAATATCAACAGAGACTACACGCATAATCATACCAACTATGCCCAAAGGTTCCCAATCAAATATAAAGCAATCTCCAGGTTCAAGATCAGCATACTTCCTATTTATCTCTATCGTACAAGAAGTGGCTGGCATACAAGCCTGAGTCAATTCCCTTACTGCAACTTTTCCTGCTGTATCTTTTGATGTTATTCCAACGTACTCAACAACCTTGGAATTTATCTGACCATCTGCCCGTTCAATACCTGCTATATCTTGAACAGTGACAGACAATGCTGAATTGCCCCTAGAAACATGGTTAATGATAACTTGGTTAATAGCCTCTGTAACACAAGGTACAAGATACTCAGATAAACTAAGTATGTTACTTTTATTCAGTGTTGGACAACTAAACAATTCGTAATCATTTCTTATCAACTTTATTGTGAGCAGTCCCGTTATATGAGAGAAAAACAAAACTCCATTTATATGTCTAAGAATAATATTTATGAAATCTTCAGCAGAAGTTTCCTTTGCCCATACTAAAGATAAACCAAAGGACTCACCAGTACTAAAAACACCAGTGTCAGGATCATTGTATGTTCCAGTACTTAATTTATAGGCAGCACGTATAAAAGAATCATCATCCAGATCACTTTCTGGATAGCCTAACCCGCCCCATGTAGTATTCGTGATAGTCTCTCTTATGATATGAATTGGATTCATATCATAGTAACCATCATCTGATGTTATATCAGATATGGAATCCATCCATCCAGTTTTAGTTCTCTGTGCTATAACCCACCACATCTTTATATAAGGGTTATTTGCAGAGAGCATACACCTGTTTGCTACTAAGGCAAACAGACCTCTAAATGCAGGTATCACTGCACCTATAACAGACTG